ATTCCTATTTCGATATTACATGTCTGCCCCGTGAGGTCGCCTGGTACCGTGAGACCTTCATAGAGATCTTCTTCCAATTCCACCGATGCCATGCTCATGGCTGCGATGCCGATGGTAAAGTCTTCTGGGCTGAGTTTAGTTTCTATAGTTATATTCTGTATCAATCTCTTATCATAAGTAACGCCAGGGAAAGAAATTCTCCCCTCAAGCATCCTGGAAGGGGCTTTAATGGCTGTTTTAAAATCTGCCGATGTTGTGACCATTGAAGCACCTACCTTTCAATAATATTGAATGAGAGACCGTTGTAAAATGTTTCATTACTCGTTTTCAGAAGCGTTGGGGCTTTTCTTGATCCTACATAAAAAGTCTTCGTGACTTCTCCCTCATCCGGGCTGTGTATTGTTGCCTGAAAAAATCCACCACCAATCATTGGGTTTGTTGCGTTTAATATTGTCCTCATCTCATTCTCAGTGATGACGCCCCAAGATAAGGCCACCGTGATTTTCTGAGCTATGATATCAAGCTTCATCTTGCCATCCATACTTCTGCCTGCGTTACCGTTCAGTGTTTCATAGTTGATTTCATAAGGAAGTGGAGATGGCATATCCACTCCATTGATTTTCAGACCAGTTGGCAATGACATAAGACCATCTCCTTTCTAAATTACTGGTTCGCCCTTCATTCTTCTTTCTTTGTTGATGTGGTTCTTCGATACTCTTCCAATAACTTCTCCATCAAGCTGAATAACGATATCGCCAGTTCCGCCTACACCGCCACCCATTTCAGCCACAAGTTCTTGAGCGAATGTTTTCATCCATCCCATGTTAGGCCCTTCAAGAGGTAGCACAGCTTCTTTCCTTCTGGTTTCTCCAATCATGGCTAGTGTGGGTTGGTCAATGATTCCCCCATTGGCAAGCTCTGGTATTTTAGGGATATTGAATCCGATGCTTCCGCCCTTTACTCCGGCTAGATCTGCAACCCATCCTGGTATATTGATTTTAAATTTATTAAGCCCACCGATAAGCGTATTGACAGCATTGATGATGAGGTTTATAGGTGTTATAGCGATTGCTTTCAGTGAGTCAAACACTCCCTTAAAGATTGTCTTAAGACCTTCCCATGCTCTCTCCCAGTCTCCGGTGAAGACTCCTGCAATGAAATTGACGATACCCTTAAGGGTTGTAACAATTCCATTAAATACATCGAGCATGCCGCCTATTGTAATTTTTAAGAATCTTGCAATTCCGCTGAATACAGTCTCTACAATTGGTTTTAGAACTTTGGTAAGCACTGTTATAACCGGAACAACAAAGTCATTGTAGATGTCCATTGCAGCATTGTAGAGTTCTACGATAAAATCCCACACATTCTTCAGCGTGTCTCTCAAGTGGTCATCCCACAGGTTTTGAAACTCATCTAAGAGTGGTTCAACAATGGGTGCTATGATGTTATCCCAAAGACTCTGAAAGAGATCTAGCGTGCTGTTGATGAACTCCCCGATGTTGTCTAAAGTTTCCTTGCCGTGTGTATCCCACAAGTCTTTTATATCTGTAGTCAGGTCATAAAAGATTCCCGAGATAATCGTCGCTGCCGGATCAATAATATCCTGCCAGATTGATGTGATGATACCGTTCACCTTTTCTGTAAACGTAGGGCCCCATTCATCAATAAAAGCGCTGTATGTATTGAACACATCAGTGAAGAGGTAAGATAGATTATCCAATCCACCTTGGACGTCTGGCGCGATTCTGTTAAAGGTCTGCACCGCGTGGTCCTTGATGTTGTTAAATGTTGTCTGAGCAAAGTTCTTGAGGAAGTTTAACCTAGCCTCAAAAGCACCAACAAACGCCTGAACAGGTTCGCTGTCCCAAATCTTTTTGAGTTTTTCCTTCACATTCTTTATCAGCTTGTCAATCTTACCTTCAATATCTGCAATGTCTGGTGGTTCGATGATAGGAGCACTTGTTCCACCTCCGCCTCCACCACCTGCATCATCTGCTTTTGGAGAAGAAAGATTGTTTATTTCATCGAATCCGGCAAGCATCAGATCTGCTTCTTTCTTCGCTTTCTTCGCAGCACCGCCTACACCTGATATGGCGTCTTTCTGCTTGTTTAAAGCCTTTGCAGCATCGGCAGATTTCTTGAATGACTTGCCAAATATTGCAGACATGAACGCCGCAAGATATGATGTTACTCTCGCAAGCCCGGACATAAGCGCATTAATTGCTGGTAATACCGCTTGGAATATTGGAATAAATGCAACCTGAAGATTGCTCTTTATCTGTGCCAGTGATGCATTGAACTGGTTATTAGTCTTAAGCGCTGAGTTCATATAGTTCATGAATCCACGAATAATCTTGTAAAGCGTGGCCATAATAAGAACTCTTTTAAGGGCTTGAGTAATCATCTTGCCCATTTTGTCGAACTTACTGCTTACGCCATCAGAGACTTTGCCAAGCGTGGAAGTATTTTTGCTGAGTTGCTTAGATTCGTCATTTGCCTTCCTAAGCTTATCAGCCGCTTTCTTTGCTTGGTCTGCAAGCTTCTGAGTGTTCTGATTCGCCTTTTCAATCTGATCTGCCTGTATTTTCTTTATCGAATCCTCAAGCAGGTTGTATTGAGCAGCCGCTTTATCAACTTTTAATACATGTCCATCTAGAACGCCGTTAGCTTTTTCAAGCTCTGCCTTAAGCCTTGCTATGGCATCAGCGTTGATTGAATCCTCAATAGGGTTCCCTGATGGCGTAGACATCTTCTTAATCTCAGCTTCAATCTGTTTTACCTTCTCCCTGGCTGTATCCGCTTTTTCTGCGAGCATATCCATTTGTCTTGCCACGAGTTGTAAATTCGATTGAGCAGTCAGAAGCGCGTCCGTTTTTGTCCTTGATGGAGCCACCGATGGGGGAGCATTGCTTCTGTTGGCTGGGCTGGCAACAGTTTCTGATGATGGCAGACTTTGCTCATTTACCTTTGGAATCGAAATCTCGATAGACTCAGCCTTCTTCTTCACAGCATCAAGCGCATCGCTTAATGTTCTTGATATGTTCTGCGACACCTTCTCCATGCTAGTCTGAAAGTTCTCTGTGACTGATTTCAGGCTTTTGTCCAAGGTTTCGGTTACCTTGTCGAAATCAATACCGCTCATGTTTCCTAGCTTATTGGACAAATCCTTTGATAGTGATTTCAGCTTTTCATCTACACCTTCAAACTCTATGCCTAAGCTAATTTTACCTACTGCCGTTCCTTCTGCCATTGTCTTCACCTCCTGTGATTTTACTTCGAATACGCCGCCATAAGAGCCCTTAGAACAGCGTAAGACTGCTCCTTCGGAGGGATGCCGTATAGGTCTTCCTGCATCTTCCTGCGCCATTTGTTGCGTATTCCGTGTTGTGACATTGTGTATCCTTTTAATACATCAGGATCGTTCTCTGCTCTTATCTCGACAACCTTGCCGAGTGGAGTATCTGGGAGCAGTCCAGAAAGAAGAAGCTTGAACTTTCTCCATGTCATGTCCTCTTGCCCCGGGTACTGGACTATATCAATTCCGTATTGTTGCTGAAATGACGCCTCGATTAAATCAAAATCGTATGGATCCGTCAGGTCATACCAATACTCTTCGCTACTTCTTACTCCCACTGGGGGTTTTCTCTTTCACCTTGTTCTTTTCCTCATACTCTTCCAGTGAGATATCATCAAGTGCAGCCATGATTGTGTTGTAGATTGTCTCCCAACCTTTGATTGGCAACTGCATACTTTCAATTTCTTCAAAGGCTTCTTCTCCAAGGAACATCTTTATTCCGATATCAAAAATGCTGTCTTTGTTGTCTTCTTTTTCGGCCATCTTTACTTTATGTTGGAATAGCATTACACAATTCTTCGAGGTATTGATTCTGTACTCTTTGCCTTCGCTTATTTTCACTGTAGGGCTTTCATAGACCAATCTGTTTATGATGTTATATTTCAATTAATATCGCTCCTTTTGTTTTTGATATGAAAAAAAGAGGGTTTCCCCTCTTTCTTATGGTGTTGCTGGGATCAGCGTTGGCTTGCCGTCTGAAATAAGTTCAAACTCAAGAGGCGCCACATTGACCGCGTCTCCTCCACCAAGATTCGTAACATTGACGATACAATCCATGGTGAATCCGCTTCCATCGGGCATAGTCACCTGGCATGAGCTCTGTGCGTCTCTACCATTCTTGAATGCCATTCCTGCCACGTAGTCATTACCCGCGTCTCCTTCATTTCTCTTTCCATTCAGAGAGATTGTGATTCCCTTAGCGGTCATCAGCGCTCTTCTCCAACCTTCCTGATCCATTGGATTCCATTCCTCTACACCGTTATCAAACGAAAGACCAAAGGTCTCCATGTCTGCGATAACAGCATATGTCGGAGTGGTTCTGCCTGCTGTGGAGATCTTAAACTCGATGTCATAAACCGGAAATACTCCTGTTCCTGCCATATCTTTTTACCTACCTTTCTAAAATTATTTCACAATCAATCACAAACTCGAATACTCCAGAATCATCCGCCCCTATAAATACAGGGTCGGGATCTCTCATATTGACTTTGATTATCCGCTTACCGTTGATTGCTCCGGTAGCGGTCTTTAATTTAACATAGATCTCATTGGATTTTATCTGGCTTGCAAGCACATTCTTGTTCCAGTGCACAAGCACCCTGATTGCGTGGCCCCTATAGGAGGAGTTGCCGCCAATAGCTGTTGGGTTTACTGCTGCCCTATCCGGGTATAAAGCTAACCTCATGTCACCGACAAGCAACCTACCAACATCCCAAGTGCCAGGAATGAGGCTTGATATCCATTCATCGAATTTATCTATCGTCATTTAATCAACCCTCCTGACTTTTCCTTGAAGAATATTGAGAATGCATTAGGCAACCAATCTTTCTTGGGTCCGAAAATCCAATCCTCAAGCCACTTGCCTCTTGCATTTGTGTTCTTGTCCATCCTGAAGTTATATTGAGGATTATAGTAAAGTCTTCTTGCGTAAGGGGTGTTATAGCTTAGGTATGCGGTCAATCCCTTGTTCGCGATGTCAAAAGACACACCCTGAGATGTCATAAGATCTCCATGGCCTCTAGGAATAACCTGTGCGTTGCTTACCTCGGTCTGAAACGAATCCATTGTTGACGCCATAGCTTCTCTTGCTGATTGTTCTAACTTCGCAATCGCCACAGGGTCTAACTTTACTTTCGCGTCAAA